ATAGAGAGGGAAAATCAACAAAAGTAGATTTATTTTATACAGGTAGAATGTTAGGTTCATTATCACCTAATTCAACTATTAAAAAAACAGGAAAACATAAGATTACATTAGCTTTTACTAATGCCCAAATGAGACAAAGAGCATTATACAATCAAGTATTAAACGAACCTAATAGAAAATTTTTTGGCTTTAATAAAAGAACAGAAAAGATTATAAATAAGTCTTTTGAAAAATTTGTTAATAAAGAATTAAGAAAGATTAGAATATGAGTGTAAGAGAAAACATAGCATCAAATTTATTATCAACAATATCAGGTATAAGTAGCCCAATAACAATTAAGAAAGCTACAAGACAACCTTTTCCTATTGATGAACTTTCAGAACAACAATATCCAGCAGTTGTAGTGCAAACTTCAGAAGAAAATAGAGATGACTCAGAATTAGGAAGTGGTGCTAGAACAAGACACGGAACTATTGATTTTCTTATATCAGGATTTGTTAAAGGTGCAGAATCTAATATAGATACTTTAAGAAATCAGTTAATCACAGCTATTGAAACTGCTGTTGAATCTGATATTACTAGAGGCGGTAACGCATTAGACACAATGGTTGTTGCGTGTGAAACTGATGAGGGTTCTTTATTACCTGTTGGTGCAATACAAATGACTATAAGATGTATGTATGAATATCAATCAGGAACACCATAAGGAGAAATAAATGGAAAAAATAATAAATAAAATTGAAAAGAAAATAGACGCAATAGAAAAATTACACGACAAAGAGAGTCTTATGTGTGAAGAAGTTAAAGATTTGCTTGAAGAATTAAGAGAAAATCAAGTAGAAGAAGAAAACCTAGATGATGACGATTTTGAAGAAGATTTAGACGAAGAAGAAATTGACGAGGAAGAAGATAAGTAGTACAAGGAATTATTATGGCTAAAGATATTAAATTATATAAAGATGGGCAAGAAGTTACAATTAACGAAACTCAACTTGATAATTTTTTAGATTTAGGTTGGAAACAAGATCAAGATAAACAAGTAAAAACAAAAAAGGAAAATAAAAAATGGCAACACACTTCGGAAAAGAGGGAGTAGTTACTGCTGGTGGCACAGGTATTGGTGAACTAACAGGTTACACACTTGAAACTACATCAGATGTTGTTGAGGACACTCAGCTATCAGATGCAACTAAATCATTTGTAGCTGGAAGATCATCATTTTCAGGAACTCTTGAAATGAGTTATGATGAAACAGATAGTCCACAACAAACATTAACTGCTGGAACTACAATAGCTTTTATATTAGCACCTGAGGGTAATTCATCAGGAGATGAAACTTTTACAGGTTCAGGTATTGTTACAGGAATGAGTGTTAATGTTACTTTAGATGGAATAACTACAAGATCAGTTACTTTTCAAGGTACAGGTGCGTTAACAAGAGGAACTGTATAATCCTAATTTATGTCAGTTATAGACATTGCTAAATCACATTTTGAAAACATAGGTGTTCAATCTATGGAAGTTCCTGAGTGGACAGATGAAGATGGTAAAGCAGTTGTTATTTTTTGGAATCCTATAACACTATCTGAAAAGAATAAGCTTTTAAAAAAATCAGAAACATTGAATGATGTTGCTATATTAGCTGACATTATGATTATGAAAGCTTTAGATAAAGATGGTAATAAAATTTTTAAGCTTGAAGATAAAATTGCTTTAATGCACAAATCAGACCCTGATGTCCTGACAAGGATTGCTCAAAAAATGGTTTCAGCACCTACAACTGACGAGTTAAAAAAAAAATAAAAAATATCCCTGAAATTAGGAATTTACTTACACTAGCAGATAGATTAAAAATAACTTTAAACCAAATTTTACAAATGGAAGTTTGGGAGTATAATCATTGGTTAGCTTATTTAAGTATTGAAGCTGATGAGCATAACCAAGCGATAAATAAAGCAAAATACAAGTAATGGCACAAAATTTAAAAATAAATATAACTGCAAAAGATAAAACGCAACAAGCTTTTCAAGGTGTAAAAGGAAAGTTAAAAGGTTTAAAAAATTCTATCTTTTCAGTTCAAGGTGCATTAGTAGGTCTTGGTGGTGGTCTAGCAATTAGATCAATTATAGGAACAGGAAGAAGTATTGAGGACTTACAAGTTAGATTAAAACAATTATTCGGTTCAACAGAAGAGGGTGCTAAAGCTTTTGATGTAATGGCACGATTTGCTGGTAGAGTTCCATTTTCACTAGAGCAAATTCAACAAGCTTCAGGAAACCTTGCAGTTGTAGCTGGAGACGCAAATCAATTATCAAAAATATTAGAGATTACAGGTAATGTTGCATCAGTAACAGGATTAGACTTTGCTACAACAGCAGAACAAATACAAAGATCATTTGCTGGTGGTATAGCTTCAGCAGATATATTTAGAGAAAGAGGTGTTAGAGATTTATTAGGATTTAGTGCTGGTGCTACTGTTTCAGCAGAAGAAACAATAAAAGCTTTTGAAAAAGTATTTGGTAAAGGTGGTAGATTTGGAAAAGCAACAGATGAATTAGCAAATACATTTACAGGTACTTTATCAATGTTAGGTGATAAATTATTTAACTTTAAAAGAGGTGTAGCTGGTGAGGGATTCTTTGATGAACTTAAAAAACAATTTAAAGATTTAAACAAATTTATAGAAGATAATTCAGCAGAATTTGAAGCAATAGGTAGAGCAATAAGTAAAGTTTTAACTGTTGCAGTAAAAGGATTTGCAATAGCAGTAAAAGCAGTTGGAACAGCAGTTGGATTTTTAAGAGATCAAGTAAATAAAATAAAAAGATTATTAGGTATGGAGATACCTATTGAGATTGAAAAAAGTGTAGAAGCAGTAGAAGAAGTAAATGTTAAATTAGGAAAACAACAAACTTTATTTGAAAAAATAGCAGAGGGTATTAAGAAACAAAATGATGCTTTTGATTTATCAAAAGAAATCACAGGACAAATTACAAAATCAGTAGGTTCGGTTTCAAAATCTATTGCTGAATCTATTGTTCTAGGTAAAGAATTAAACGCAACATTACAACAATTAGCACAACAAATATTAGTTAATATTATTGCAAAAACTATTGAGAGGATTGCTTTAATGGGAATAGAAAAAGCATTACAGATTCTTCTCAACAGTAGAGAAGCAGAAAAAGACAATTTAATCAGGAAACAAAACACTAACCTAAAAAGACAAATTGCACTTCAAGCCACTCTTAATGCTATGGGTGGTGGTGGTGCTGGTGGTGGCGGTGGTTCACTATTTTCTTTATTTGGGTTTTCAAAAGGTGGTGCAGTATCAAAAGGACAACCCGTTTTAGTAGGTGAACGTGGTGCTGAAATGTTTGTGCCAAATCAAACAGGACAAATAACACAATCAGCTAGAGGAACAGGTGGAAGTCCTGTAAATGTTAATTTTGCAATAACAACTTTAGATGCAACAGGATTTCAAGATATGTTAGTTCAAAATAGAGGAACAATATCTAATATAATTAATCAAGCAGTTAATGAGAGAGGTGGAAATAATTTAGTATAATGAGTGGTGCTTTTCCTATATCCAATTCTAAGTTCTCAACAATGGGCATCAAGTCTATTCAAAAGACTTTAATATCTAAATCAGATAGTGGTAAAAAATTAGCAAGGCAGATAGACGGACAAAGATTTGCTTTTACAGCAGAAATTATAACAGGAAAAAGATCAGATGTTTATGGAGAACTAATGGGATTTATTATTAAACAAAGATCAGGTAAAGAAAATTTTACAATTATCCCACCTGAGATTGAAGATGCTAGAGGTTCTGAAACAGGAACAGTTCTAGTCAATGGAGTTCACGCAGTTGGTGATACAACAATAGCAATGGACGCATTTGCTGGTGATGGTGCGGGTAGATTTAAGACGGGAGACTTTATTAAATTTGCCTCGCACGATAAAGTTTATATGGTTGTTGCAGATGTAACTTCAAGTTCCAATGCGGCTACTGTTACTATTGAACCACCACTTACAACAGCATTAGCAGATAACTCAGTTGTAACTTACGATAATATTCCTTTTACAGTTTATTTAACATCAGATATTCAAGAGTTTGGAGTAGTAGGTTCTGATAAAGACGGCAATTTACTTTATAGTTTTCAATTTGATGTTGAGGAAGCTTTGTAATGAAATATTTTGTAAGGCATTGGATAACTGTTGATCTGATAGCAGAAGAAGTTATAGATGGAGATGGTGTTGATTTAAAAACAAACAATATAGGAAAACACGAAGAACCATCTGATAAAGCAACTTATATCGTGTCGGATTATATTAAAGTAAAAAGGAGAACAATAGAAGAATATGACGAGAAGTCTAACGACAGCAGTAAAGAACGAACTAGCAACAGATGATATTAGACCAATCCATCTTATTACAATCGGTTTTGGTACTCCTGTTAATATTACAGATTGTTCATTTTCATTAACGAGTTCAGTATCAGGTTCTAGTGTAACCTATGCTTCTTCTGATTTTATTTTAGGAATTTCTAACTTTACAGAAGAAACTGATATAACTAAAACATCTATTAATCTAACTTTATCAGGTGCAGATCAAACTTTTATTTCTACTTGTTTAAATGAAAATGTTGTTAATGATAGTGTAGATATTTATAGAGGATTTTTAAATGATAGTAATGCTCTTATAGCTGACCCTTTTCTTTTGTATTCAGGTCAAATTGATACTTTTGCTATTAATGAAAATAGAAATGAAAGTACAGTAGCAATACAAATAGTTTCTCATTGGGCAGACTTTGATAAAACCAATGGTCGCAAAACAAATAACACATCACAACAAAGATTTTTTAGTACAGATGTTGGTATGAATTTTTCAAGTCAAACAGTACAAGATATTAAGTGGGGTAGAGCATAATGGGTTGGGGAAGTGTTTTTAAATCTGTTACAAAGATTCTTACAGCACCTTTTAAGGTTCTATCAAAAGCTTTATCTTGGGTAAAACCAAAACCACCTGAAATACCTGATTTTGGAACATCAGAATTTGATGATTATGAAACAGGTATTCTTTTAAATAAACAATCCAATGACGCAAGTGTTCCTGTAATTTATGGAACAAGACTTGTTGGTGGAACAAGAGTCTTTATGGAAACATCAGGTACAGATAACACTTATTTATATATGGCCATTGTTCTTGGAGAGGGAGAAATCAATGAT